TGAAAAGTATTCTCGTAAGCTTAGTTACTTTAGTGATAAGGAGGGTAAAACACGAGTGATCGCTATCCTTGATTACTGGACTCAGACAGCATTAAAGCCTCTTCATGATGCTTTAATGGGTATATTGAGAAATATACCGTCTGATTTTACCTTTAATCAGGATGACTTTCAATCGTCTTTACCTTCTACCGGTCCATACTATTGTTATGATCTCTCCGCAGCAACAGACAGGATGCCTGTTGACTTCCAAGTTAGTGTTTTAACTAACTTGGTTGGAAGAGATCACGCCTTAGCATGGAAACGCCTGCTAGTAGGAGAAGCCTTTGTGAACAAAGACTGCGACCACCCGATATTTTATCAGGCAGGGCAGCCGATGGGAGCATACTCCTCTTGGGCCGCGATGGCTCTAAGTCATCATGTAATGGTTCAGTTATCAGCGATTAATGCCAAGGTTGTAAAACCTGGGACTTACTTTCCTGATTACTGCCTATTAGGTGATGATTTAGTTATAGCCAATCGTGAAGTAGCTCTCCAATATAAAATCTTATGCTCTCAGCTCGCTATGCCAATTTCTGATGAAAAGACTCTAGTTTCTGAAAAGATGCTAGAGTTTGCCAAAAGAATTGTTATATCGGGTACTGAGGTATCGGGTTTTAGTATCGGGGGTTTCTTAGAGACTTGGAAGAAGTATTCACTTCTTCATGAGTTTCTTCGAAACCAGGCTACTCACGGATGGAACTTGCCTATCTCTGAGCACCCAGACTTGATCCGAGCCACATTTAGTTTCTTTAAACGTCCTGCGCAAGCAGAACGGATAATAAAACTATATATGGTTTACCACTATATAGGGAACTTTATCAGTAAGGTTACTGATGAGAACTCTATATCCTGTGACCGTATTAATGCAGGACACTCTTTACGAGTGGCCGTGCAGCAATACTTCCACAGGACTTTTCCTTTATGGGAGTTTATTTCGACTCCCGAGATGTTAAATCTCCTCGTTGATTTTATCAAAGAGATGAAGTTAAAGATAGCGGTCTCGGATGTTGAAAGATTGTTTGAGAACCGGGACTCCATAGTTGAAACTATGGATAACCAGGCTCTTAAACATCTTCCAAGCTTGAATGTCCAGTTATACCAAGCTCTAAGACGTGAGACGCTCCCCGTTATTAGTGTTGCGAATACCCTTCTTAGACTCAGCGTCGACGCTGTTAACCGTTTGGTTAGCGACGAGGACGTTGATATCTTTGAATTAGGTATTTCAAAATACTATGTTGGAGAAGCAATCTTCAGCCTTAGAAGAGCTCGGTCTATCTCGCTAGCTCAGGCCCGGTTAACTAAGCAACTTTTAGATGTTTGGCAGGATCGAGCCATGGAGTCTGTCCCTATGTATCAGTATATTGAAAAATATACTGGTTTTAGGGCAGACATTCAGGTTCGTCCTACCTTAACACCTAAGTCACGTCGTGTAACTGGTACTAAGCGCTGCAAGTAGTACTCGAGCGGGCACCTAAACCTGCTATAAGGTAGTCCTTCCGACTTAGTTTGGAGAGAAAGGAA